AATTCCAACATTATTGTGTCACTGAAAAAAAAATATTATTGGTGGTGGAGATCCCACTCTCACCGGAAAAAGTTTTTATTTTTTACAAACATATATGTCAACATTATTGTGTCACTGAAAAAAAAATATTATTGTTGGAGACTTGACCAACATTTCGGTGTCCACCCTCACCGGAAAAAGTTTTTATTTTTACAAACAATAATTCCAACATTATTGTGTCACTGAAAAAAAAATATTATTGGTGGTGGAGATCCCACTCTCACCGGAAAAAGTTTTTATTTTTACAAACATATATGTCAACAATTATGTGTCACTGAAAAAAAAATATTATTGGTGGTGGAGATCCCACTCTCACCGGAAAAAGTTTTTATTTTTTACAAACATATATGTCAACAATTATGTGTCACTGAAAAAAAAAATATTATTGTTGGAGACTTGACCAACATTTCGGTGTCCACCCTCACCGGAAAAAGTTTTTATTTTTTACAAACATATTGGAACTTGGAACATAATTGTGTTTTGTTTTTTACACCATTAAAGATTATAGTGACACTTTTTGTCAAGTATGTCGTGTGAGGTGTGTTGTGAAAAATATAATCGGAAGCAAAACACACCGGTGAACTGTCCGGCATGTGAACTGAAAAGCTGTCGAAAATGTAGTGAAACGTACCTCCTCTCCATTTTCGAAGAGCCCCACTGCATGGGATGTAAGGCACAGTGGGACAGACAGTTCATCGACTCGTGGTGCACCCAGGTGTTCCGTAACAACGCGTACCGGAAGCACCGGGAAGAGGTCTTATTCGAGAAGGAAAAAGCCTTGTTCCCACAGACGCAGTTGATCGTGGAGAAGGAGTTGAAGAGGAGGAAACTCATGGACGAGATAGAGAAAGTGCGCGGGGAGATGTTCCGGTTGTGGAGGCACCACGGCATCACTCACATGACACACCAACTCCTCCGGTGGACGTTGTTCGTGGAGGGCAAGTACCCGGACGTCCGGGTCGTGGTCGAGAGGCTCGAGAATTTGTACCGACAGATGGACGAATTACGCGCCGAAGACGAATCGGACGCGGCCAAGAAATTCGTTCGAAAGTGTCCCACACCGGAGTGTCGTGGATTTTTAAATCGCGAATTCCACTGCTCCCTCTGTGAGAGGGACTACTGCGAGAAGTGTAACGAGTCCACCGGTGAGGGTCACGCGTGCGACCCGGAGACGGTCAAGACGATCGCCCTCATCAACAAAGACTCCAAACCGTGTCCCAAGTGTGGGGTGGTCATCCACAAACTGGAGGGGTGCACGCAGATGTGGTGTCCCTCGTGCCACACCGCCTTCAACTGGCGCACCGGGGTGATCGAACTCGGGAGGATCCACAATCCCCACTACTTGGAATTTCGACGGAAGGGGGGAACCCTCTCTCGGGAACACTCGGACATTCCATGTGGGGGCACGCCCACGTTCGCGGAGTTGCGTTCCATCACCGCACCGGAGGAATTGTTGATCTTCCGCCTGGAACTCGAACAGTTCGAGAGGGAGATACGGTGGGTGTACGACCGACCACAGAGCACGGACTACCCGCGACGACTGTACCTCATGAACCAAATGTCCACCCCCACTTTCAAGAGGGAGATACAAAAGAGGGATAAGCGAAACCAAAGGAACAAGGAACTGCACTACCTGTTCCAGATGATCGTGGACACGTGTGGAGATTTCCTTCGACAATACATGATTGAACAAAACACCCAACGCGTGGTGGACGACATCAACGGTGTCATCGAATACGCCAACGAGGTCTTGGGGAGCATACACAGGAGGTACAAGTGTTACACCCCCCGACGCATAGAAAAAATATATTGTTGAATATCAGAGATAGATGCTCGCACTGATCCTCGCCCTCGTCCTTTTCGCCTATCTCCTCGTGCCCACGTACGAGAGACCGAGGGTGTTGCCCGGTCTCGTGTCCGAGGACGAACGAAAATACATCATGGAAAAGGCGCGCCCCGAATTGCGTCCGTCCACCGTGGACACCAAGCGGGTCCTCGACAAGAAGAACCGACGGAGTGAGACCGCGTGGCTCGACAACGACGATCCGGTGATCTCCCGCGTGGTCGCCCGATGCATGCAACACGTGGACAGGCCACTGAGGAATTGTGAGAATCTCCAAGTCCTGCGATACAAGGAGGGTGGATTTTACAATTTCCACCACGACAGCCTCGGGGGGAAGAATCAGCGCATGTACACCTTCATCGTGTGCCTGAACGACGATTTTCAGGGTGGGGCGACGCGTTTCCCGAACATCAACAAAACCTACCGCCTGAGGGCTGGGGACGTGCTCCTGTTCGATTGCCTGAACAACTACGAATACAAAGATTTCAGGGCCATCCACGGGGGGTTACCGGTGACCTCCGGTGAAAAGTGGATATGCAACCTGTGGGTGCACAAATACGAATACACCCCTTAAAGGATTCCCTCTACATATCGATAATGTCGACTTTTTGGCACACCCAACCCACCCCTGGGAGGGGGGAGGTCATGCCCCTGGAGGCCACGGATGAACCGGTGACCCTCCCGGACGGTCTCTCGTGGTCGACGTGCGAGCACCACGAGTTGACGAATTTCATGGAGCACCACTACCTGCAAGACGCGGAGATGAATTTGATTTACGGCAAAGACACCCTCTCGTGGTTGTTGGAGAACGTACCGGAGTGGGGGCAAATTTCCCTCAGGGACGCCAAGAACAAATTGGTGGGATACATCACGGCCGCGCCGTCCGTGGCGGTGTGTCGCGGGAAGGACGTCCGAGTCGTCGTCATCAATCTCCTGTGCGTGCACAAAAAGTCCCGCTCGAGGGGATTGGCCCCCCTCCTCATCCGAGAGGCGACGCGTCGGGCGGTCTCGAGGGGAATCACCCAAGCCCTGTACACCGCGGTGGCGAAACTCCCGGGTTCGGTCACCGAGGCGACGTACTGGCACCGGATCCTCAACGTCGAGGTCGCGCGGGCGTGTGGTTTCTTCACGTCGGCGCGACCGGTGAGAAACGCCCTCGACGTGAGGGGTCGTTCGTTCATGCGGGAGATGCGGGAGGAGGACGTGGCCCACGTGCAACGCATGCTCTACGTGCACGGCACGCAGTTCGCGCTGACGCTCTCTCCCACTGAGGCGTACGCGCGTTCGTTGTTACCGAGGCGCGGCGTCCTGCACAGTTTCATCTCGGAGGAGGGCGATCGCTTCGTGAGTTTCTACCGGATAGGGTGTCGTTACAAACTGAGCGGCGAGACGTTGGAGATGGCGTATCTCATGCACGCCATCGGGGAGGGTGCGGTGCGTGACGCGGTGATTTTAGCGAAAAACGCGGGATATCACGTTTTGAACAGCCTTAATATAGGTGCGAGGAACCTCGATGCGAATAAATTCGTCCCCGGGATTTCGGACATCCGGTACTACATGTACAACTGGAATCCAGGCGCGATCCCCGCACACGAGGTCGACGTGATCTTGCCATGAACGCGATCGTCGACTGCTACGCCCTCCACCTCGTCGGCCTCTGGCACGACGCCGACGGGGTCATACGGGCGAAGAGCGAGAGTCACAAATACATGCTCGCGTGCATGGACTACGACTATTACGAAGAGGAGGATCGCGTGTACGCCCCCGTAGACAAGATCCCACACGATCTGAGCGTGATGCTCGACTTTCGAGACTGTTTCACGGGTGGACCCGGGCTCGTGCAGAGTTTCGAGGACGACATCGCGAAGGACATTTACACGGACAAGTCCGTCATCGTTTTCACACTCCACGACGACGATGAGGGAACCCTGAATTACGTTGAGAACTGGGTGCGATCGCGGCCTGGGGTGACTTTCGCGAATATTCCAGAGTATCTCCGGAGGGCGGAACATCCGGATGACATGTTCGCCGACTCCGTGGATTTCTCCCACGACAGATGCAATTTCCTGGTGACCCGGGGAGTCGCAATCTTCTTCGTCCATCTCACCGTGGGACGCGTGCGGGACGACGTGTGCGACAGCGTGGATTCCCTCCCGGAGGCGAAACGGAGGCGCACGGTGGACGAGCCGAGAACTCCGTTGACGCGGACGATCAGCGTGCACCCCAACCCGGGGGCGATCGACACCGAGCGTCGGGTCTTCGGTGACTTTTACCGGTTCGTCAAACATTTCCAAGGGCACGGTAAGTTATCGTCGTGTGCGAGCGTCTCCCTCCTCGGCAAGTACCTCGTGTGCTTCAACAAGGTCATACCGGTGACTCCACCGATCGCTCGGGGCACGCGTTTCAACAGGGAGACTGGGGTTCAAGAGACGTTCATGCTCCCACTGAGTGAGATTCAGATTGAAGACAACGTCGTCGTCATGCACCGGAAGCGCGCGGTGGACATCAACAAAGTCCGCATGAATGCGATCTTGGGTGAATTCCTGAATGACTGCGCGGCCGAGGTCAACGGTGACGTCTCCATGAAACTCCACGACTTTTACATGCTCTTCCACGCCTACTGTCAATACCAGCACGGCACGTTCCTCTCCTTCGTGCACATGCACCTGTGGTTTTTCCAAACCTGTGCCGACCTCTACAAGGCGTGGGTCGTGGAGAGGGACGGAGAATATTACATCCGGTGCATGCACATCGATTTCCCCACGATGGTCACCGCCTACGAGGCGAGGGGGTGGAATGTACATAAGGGGCTCGCGCGCTTAGAACTTAACCAACCATGATTGAAAAATACGCAAGACACATATACACCACCCTCGGCACCGGGTACTCGGAGCGCGTCTATCACAACGCGATGGAGGTCCTTCTCCGGAAACACTCGGTGCCGTACGAGAGCGAGCGCGTCGTCCCCGTGGAATTCGAGGGTCACGTCATAGGAAACCTGCGGGCGGACATCATCGTCGATCGTCGCGTGGTGTTGGAGTTTAAATCCATAGCGAAGATCGGCGATAAGGAGGAACAGCAGGCGCGGAACTACCTGCGTTTATTGAATCTGGAGGAAGCGATGTTGATTAACTTTGGGAAGAATTTTGAGATTCGGAGAGTTCTTCTCGGTGAAGAAATGAGTACATCATGCACAGAAAATACGGCGCCATGTGACGATAGTGTTCCATAGTCTCCTCCCGGTACCGTCTCGGATTGGTCAACGCCTCGTCGAGGATTTCCTTCGCCTTGTCGAGGTGGAACTGGGCTTCGCGAATGCAGTATTCGAGCGAATCGACGTTCGTCATTATAAAGTATTCTACGCGCTATCTTTAAATAGTTGGTATGTATTCCCACCGAAGTTCATTACATATCTGTCTCCATATGCAATCCTGTTGAAACAATTTCTCCTTCGACTTGAGGAGTGGAAACAGCGGGAGGTACTCGTCTTCGCTCAGCAATTCACAAAATTTATACAACACGTAACTGTAACTGAGGAAATTCTTTCTCTCCGACGGACAGTGTTTGTCGAAGGGTGCTTGGATGTCTTTGAACATGAGTCGCAATTTCTCCTCCAGCACTTGTGACAACCGGGGTGGGCGCACGTTCGTCAGGGTGTTGGTGATGTGGGGCACGTGTTCGTAGTACTTGTTGAGTTTCAATTTTTTGAGGAGAGCCCTCACCCTCTTCTGGGTGATCTTGGTGAGGTCTGTGATTTTCAACTTCTTAATCTCCACCCTCAACTGATCCAAGACGTCGTCAGGGATGGTCGTCATCTCCTGCGCTTGGAGTTGGGACAGCCACTCCGAGAAGTGATTCTCCCTCTTGTACGAGTAACTCACGATTTTACTGGACGTCTCTTGTTCCTCTCTGTACGTCAACTCCTCGGAGATGAGCACGCTTATCACCCTCCCGCACCGATCGCACACTAATTCACTCGTGTCCGGGAAATGCACGACGTTCCCATCGTCCCCACACGTGGTGCACACCTCGGCGATTCTCTGCACCGGGCGATTGACGTTTTGTTTCTCGACCTCGACGAGGTAATCGGTGTATATGTCCTTCTTTTGGAGCCCCCTCGTCTCCCTGGCACCGAAAAAATTATCGGTCGTCTCCTCGACGTCGACGTCGTCGCTGTATTGATTCAAATAGGGCATACAGGCGATGATGTAATCGCTCATCTCCGATTCGTACACGCGTCGGTTCTTGGGATCGTCCTGTATTTTACTCTCCCAATCCGCGAGTTTCGATTCGTATCTACTTAAAAACGAACCCTGCATGTAAACTAATGAGATTTCTACTCAATGCTTTAACCTCTATTTATGGATTTTACAAGGATCTCACGGTCCCGAGCGACTACACCGTGATCCGAGAGGACTTGGAATATTACGTCACCCCTGGCGTGAAATACGAGGTGGATGACGCATTCTGGAGGGACGAGTCCACGCACTGGGACGACCTCCACGCCCTGTACTCGAACGTCACCGGAAAACCCTTCAAGGACACGGTGGTCCCACAAAACGTCCACAAACTCATCCTCCGGCGAAAGTATTGGTACGGTGGGAGGGTGTACAGGATGATCACCACCGACGTGAACGAGGAATTCCCACCGAGGGTGGGTGGGAGCATGGTGTTCAGCATTCCCCTCACCGGTGCGTGGTTGTGCGACGCGGACGACAAACCGGTGAGGTGCGTGACTGAGAAGATTCGCCGGTGCGCGGGACCGAAGAACGATTATCACGGGTGCGACGTGCCCTTGAGGGACGTGTTGTTTTACGACGAAGACATGCTCAGGGAGGTGTATCCGAAATTGATGTTACAAAACGCGCTCGGCATCAAGCGGGTGTTCTCCACCCTCGACGACTCGACCCTCGATTTACTCTGAAATTTTAGTCGCGAGGTAGAAATGTAAATCACCCAGGGACGCACACGCGTATTTTAAAACCAAGAACCTGTTGTCCTCCTCCTGCATGAGTTGCACCGACGAGCACAGGGACGTGGCCTTCGTGAAAATGTTCATGTACCGGAGGGCGTACAACCCGGACATTTTCACCGGAGACTCCTCCACGCACTCGATGGAGGTCTGTTGGTTGGCGAAATCCCCGGCGCACGACATCGTCAGGAGATTCTTCTCCCTCGTGATTTGAATCTCACTGCCGATGTTGGACATGTCCCTACACAGGCGTTGGAAATCGGTGGACGGAACGGTTGTCACCGTGGTCATCTGAATGTCCGGCACCTCTATGCGATTGTCGTTGATGTCCAGGAGTTTGAGGTCGAACTCCGTGGTGGTCTTTTTCACGTCGGACAGAATCTTCACCTTCATGATCTCCCGGTTCTCGGCGTCGATGGACATCGTGAGGACGTCGCTGGACGCCACCGATTTGAGAATCTTAAACACGTTGGAGATGTTGACCCCGGCGATCATCTCCTCCTCGCACTCGTACTCCTCGAAATTTTCCTTCAGGAGTTGAAGATCGATGAGACTCGATCGAGCGCTGTCCAGGGTGGTGACGAACACACCGGTGGGACGGAAGAAGATGTTCACATCGTTCAGGATGTCTTTCAAGACCTCGAACACGCACTTTATGGCGGACGCCTGGACGGTGACCAATTTCATGGTATTTACGTAAAAGGTGCGTTAATTCTTTATGTCCTCGTACGCGACCTGTCCGACCTCTTTGGATATTTTCGCTTGGAGTTCCGTGGTCATCGGTGGCGCTAACTGCTGTCCGTAACTGTCGAGTAAGAACATATCGCTCTCGGGGGTGTCGTCCGCCAGGGACGAGAACGAACACCCCCACCCACCGACTTTGCAGTCATCCAGTTCGTTGTTCGGTAGGAGGCTCTGGAGCCAATTCCGGATCTCTCCCCCGACGAGAAACTTTCCATTCTTCGTCAGCATCGTCGGCACCCGATTCACCCGGTTTCTGTATTGCGGGGGAACCCCCTGCGTGTTCACGTTGTGATAGGTGACGAGTTCTTTCAATTGTGGGTGTTTGTGCACGTACTCGACGATTTCCTTACAGTGGGTACACTTGGGGCTGTAGATCAAAAGTGCCATCTACTATAACGGCCTGAAATTCTGTGAAAAAATAAACGCATACTCTAGTAGATAACATGAAGAAGGTTGCCCTACTTTTGATGGCCCTCGTGGTCGTCGGCATTATGATGTCCAGTAAGGAAAAGTACATCCCAGCGGAGGTGTTCGGGTTCGCCGGTCACACCAAGCCACGCACGGGGAGCGTCGTCCTCAACGACGCCCCGGTCGGGAAGGATTCCTACGAAGAGGTCGAGGCGAGCGTTGACAACGACGTGATGAACGAACTCGTCACCAAGACGAACGAGGAGGTGGCGAAGCGAACCGGTATGTGCACCCACGTCATCGAGACCACCCAACTGAAAAAGTTTCAGGACAAGTCGGGGAACACGCTGTACGAGGTGATGTTCATGATGATGAAGCACGGCGGATTCTCCTACGGCTTCAGCGTGGTGTCGTCGATGTTCTGGAAGAACGGCAAGGCGGTGGTGGCGTCCCTCCGCACCCAACCCCTCGACGTGGAGTCTCCGTCGGACGTCACGCCTTTCACCGGTGAGACCCACGGGAAGGAGTTCCTCGATTTTAAACTCGTCAATGAATCTTGGAACGTCGCCGAGAATGAGTTACTTCAGGCTAAAAACAAAGTTGCGTAATCATTAGGATGCTCGACATACACGAGATAGAACGGTTGGCTCAGCAGAAGAGATCCATCCGTAAGGAGTGTTACATGAAAATATACGAGATGTGCGAGCGAAAAATAAAACAGTGCGTGAGTCTGGGACAGAGGCAACTTTTTTTCTCCGTCCCCGGATACGTCGTGGGATATCCCGCCGTGGACAGGGACGCCGCGGCTCGGTGGGTGGCGAGGCAGTTTCAACTCGGCGGTTTCGAAACACAGGTGATGGGATGCGAGGTGTACGTCTCGTGGGCGAAGGCGTACGGGGGGTCGAAGAAGACGCAGGAGGAGGAACCGGAGGATGAGGACATCGAGTACCCGAGTTTCGTCAACCTCAAGAAGACGGCTGACAAGTACAGGCACCTCGTGAGTAAAAAATGATTTCAAATTCTGTTTTGTAATACTATACAATGTCCGATTCTCTGGGTATTTTGGTCGAGGCTAAGAAGGAGTACACGCACCAACTGTGCATGTTGATGTGTCCGGTGATGATCGGTGTTTTCCAGGACATGTACGAGGAGGCTGTGCGAATGTCGAAGAACAAGAAGCCCCTCTTACAATTCCAGGCCCTCCTGCGAGACGTCCCGAATTGGTCGAACGCCATGTCCAAGAAACACGAGGATAACATCGTCAACCGGTGCACGTGGTTCAGCGATTTGTTGGCCGCGGTCTTCGTCAGTCACGTCAAGATTTTGTCCTCGGTGCGATTGCGTTCGGACTCCAAGAAGATCAGTCTGAAACTCCCGAACAACGGCGTTTTCATCCAAACGTGCTACAACAACTGCGCCAAGGCGCTGTACAACGACCCGTACGTCTATCACGAGGAGATGAGCGAACACGTGAGGGACGAAAAACTCACCAAGAGATTTTGCGATTGCATCGAGACCACGGTGAAGGAATTGATTCCCGTGCAACAGATCTTGAGCACGTACATGGGGTCCATGGACAAAAACATCGACGTGGGTGAGGAAGAGACGTCCCTCCAGGACGCCCTTGACCCGGAGATCACCGAGGACGACGAATTGCCCCAACAGGAGCCCTCGAACGAGTCGGAGGACGCTCCGGGGGAGACCGCCACCCAGGCCGAGGAGGGTGGGACGACGGTCACCGATATGATGCAGGGGGAGGAGGTCCCATCGACGCAACCCGTGGACCCACCGATGCAGACGCCGGAGTTGAACGAGTTCAAGACCATCGATAACGTGAACCTCCCGCAACACAACAGGGAGCCCGAATCGGTGCCCGAGCCTCTCGAACCGGAGCAGGGTGGGGAACCGCCGGCGTACTTCAACGACGCCCCGGAGGGTCGTGTAAAAAAACCTCTCTATTAAGTAACAGATGGAGGAACTCGCCGAATACTTGCGCGAACCCTTCTCGGCGGCGATGTTCGCTGCCGCGGTGACGGCGGTCTACATCCACGTCAAGGCGAAACTGAACAACGAGGGTCAGTTGCAATTGCACGCGTACACGAAACCGGCGGTCTTGAACGCCATCCTCGTGTATTTCATCGTGTCCAACGGCTTGGCCCTCAAAGAACCGATTAGCACGGAACCATTTTAAAAAACTTAAAGACGTACGCACAGGATATGATATACCACATACCATGACCACTAGTGTTGGCGCTTTCAACGACATGATGGGACAGTTCCTCGTCGAACTGTCCAAAGCGATTCCCGGTGAGGGCGGGATCAAAAAGTTTTTGACATCCTTCGAGATGCTCCGCTCGACGAACCCACGCGCGGTCGTCGACGCCTTCATGAAGGGGATCTCACCGTATTCCGAAGACATCTCGAACCGGAACGAGGCCTTGATCGAGAAGATGGCGACGATGGACTACCTCAAAGACTTACAAATTCAATCGCACTGGTCGAGCCTGAGCGCCAACACTAAGAACGCCATCTGGCAGTACCTCCAGACCCTCTTCATGCTCGGGACGACGATCTCGGCGATCCCACAGGAAACCCTCGGGGCGATCGAGGCCTTGGCGAAGGAGTGCGCGGACAAGATGCAGACGGACGAGGGGGGTGGGATCAATCAGGAGGCGCTGATGAAGATGATTGGCAACCTCGGCGCCGGCCTCGGTCAATAAGAAAAACCTTTGTTTAATGTAATAATGTCACAAGCTTGGTTTGACGACCCTAAACAACTTATCCGGGCGGACAAGGTGCATAACTTTTGGCCGTCGAATTCCCAGACCCCAGCGGAACGCGTCAACAGTGCCTCTCGTTTCGTCGTGTACGCGACGTGCCTCCTGTACGTCATTCGCCGGGACCTTCGCGTGTTCGTCCTCGGCGCCACCGTTTTGGGTGTCTTGTATTTCATGTTCAGGAACGACATGGTGCAAAACCCCGTGGGTCGACAGACGTTTCCGGATAACGAACAGGTGGGGGTGCAACTCCCGACCTCGGATAACCCGATGGCGAACGTGCTCCTGACCGATTACGTGGACAATCCGAACAGACCCCCGGCCGCGTGGTATCCATCCGTGAAGCCGTACGTCCACGCCAACCTCGAGCAGACGTTCAAATTCGACGCCGGTCGTTCGAGAACGCCCCTTCCGGAGCACCAACGCCGGTTCGCCGCGCGTCAGTGGGCGTCCATGCCGGTGACGACCATTCCAGGCGACCAAACCGCCTTCGCCGAGGCGTGTTACGGGGAGAAATTCCGCCCGATGTGCAAGGACGGCGCCACGGGTGTGTGTAATCCGAACGCGCGCGGGGTGCAATTGGAGGCGTTCGCCGGCATCGGGGGCGACGGGGACAAGAGGAGTGGCATGCACGGGGGAACTTCGTTTTCCTAATTTCTAAAAATTATATCTCAAGGTATATCAGTAATGGCCTATCAGCTTCAACCTGGTGTGAAAATTATCGAAGACAACGCGGTGCCTCCGGAGAGGGCGACGGATAACTTTTTCGCGTATCCCCAGCCCAGTTCCCTGAACTACGCCGGTCGACCGCAGACGATGTTGTGGGGGACGTCCCCGTTCAAGGCGGGCCGTGGCGCCCCAGCGCACCTCATCGAATTGGACGACCAGATGCGCCCGCAGTCGACGAGCCGTTTTAACACCAAGTTCGTCGAACCCCACGCGGATAACCTCCACCCACTGATGAACGTGCAGTGCATGTTACCCCTGCGAACGCAACAAAACGATCCGGTGAGTTCTCGCGCCGACCTCCAGAACGATTTGTTCACGCAACGCTATCGCGTGCAAAAATAATGTTTGGAATAAGTAAAGGATATGGCTGATCCAATTTCTTTGATGGCCATCGCCGGTCTCGTCTACGCGGGTAGGAAAATGTCCGACCCACCGGCCACCGCGGAGGAACCGCCGTTCACGGCGCCCGAACCGCCCTTGTTGAGGGAGGAGGAACCGGACACCCGTCCGAGTTTCGTGGACGAGCCGAAGTGGGTCTCGAAGCAGGAGCACCCCTCATTCGGGGAGATCGCGCCCCAGCAACGAAGCAGTGGCACCGAAATCCTCAGCATGAGGAACCGCATGTATGACAACGGGCGAATGAACAATCTCTCCCCGGTGGAGAAGCAATTGGTCGGTCCAGGCCTCGGCGTCGGGGCGGACACCCCGGCCACCGGTGGTTTTCAACAAATGTACCGGGTGAATCCGATCAACGTGGGTGAATACAGGCTCACCCAACTCGAGGCGAGGACGAATCACGGGTGGGAGCAGACCGGGGGTAAGCGCCAGTTGGGTTCGATCCTCCAGCACAACCGTCCGGAGAAGACGGCGTTCTTGCACGAGAGATTACCACCGGTGAAGGGACGGTCGCACCTCTCCGGAGTGACCCCGCGGAACGAGCACGAGAAGACGAAGCGCCCGACGAACAGAAGCCAGACCGGTCTCAGGAACGACGGCCTCTCGAACGCCCCGGCGAAGCGTTTCATCAGCGCACAGGCGGTGCCCCAGTTGCCGACTCGGTTTAAGTCGGACATTAACGACGCCCAGTTCAACCACTTCAACAACCCGCAACCGGGCATCTCCAACTTCCACGGCGGGTACGAGACGTCCGCGGCGGCGAACGTCGGGAAGAGCGACGCCGAACTCATGGCCCTCGGGTTCAGAATCGACGACAAGCGCGGTAAGGCGGGTCGCGCCGCGAACAGGGGTCGCATGAACGTCAGAGAGAGCGCCCTCAAGCAGGGCGGTCGCCTCACGAGCGTGCGCGTCGACACCACGCGGGTGGACGGTCGCGTGAACTCGGCGAACGGTGGGTGGATGCAGGATTACCGCCCCAACGATTACCACCAATTCAACGCCTACAAGGGACAGGCGAACCCGTACGCGAGCGCGGAGCACCTCAACTCCACCAAGGAACAACTCAAATCCAACCCGTATGCTCAGGTTTGGTAATTCCCCTCCCTCTTAGTGAAAAAAAACAATCTTCATTAAATTCTGACATTTATTTAATGAAGGTGTACACACTTGACCTGGACAGTGGCGAGCGGGATCCCACCCTCCACCCGAATCCCAACAGTTTCGAGGTCACCCTGAAGACGCCCATCTACGACGTGTCCAACCTGGAGATCGTGTCCGCCAGGGTCCCGACCCCGCTCTCACCGGTGAGCGAGTACAACAAGACGTTCACCGTGCGAATCGACACCGGTGCCCCAGACGCCGGTGAGTACGAGTGTTCGCTGGAGGTGAGTAACATCTCGACGACGTCCGCCCTCACGACGGTCGTCTCCAACGCGTTCACCGACGCCGGAATCACGACCGTGGACGAGGTGACGTTTTCCGATGACACCCAGAGTTTGGTATTCAGCAACGTCGCGACGACGGAGGATTTCACCTTTCTGTTTCACACCGGAACGAACGGGTGGACGTCCAACGTGAGTGACCGGACGACCCCGAATCAATTCCTCGGCCTCAAAGCCCTCGACGTGTCCTCGGTGGGGGGGACCATCGACCTCGGGGGGAGGGTCGATCTGAAATCGAATCCGAAGACGTACGTCTTTAAAATCACCGCCGGTTCCGACGAGTTCACCCAAGACGCCTACACGAACATGCCCTTTTACACCGGCGTGTTCATGGGCAAAGGCACGATGGACGACGGTTGCATTAACCTGTATTCCCAAGAGGACGCCCTGGAGCACGCCTTCACGAAGGGATCACACAGGGCCATTCGCACCCTAAAGATTGAGGTGTTCCACAAAGAAAACAATAAACTCATACCGGCGGATCTCCGTTCGAGGGATTACGCCGTGAAACTCCGAATCACGGGGAACACCGACAAGTTGGAAAACCTCCCGAAAATCACCGAAGAGGAGCGAGAGGCCCTCTGTTTACCACCACCCGTGCACATTCCAGAACTCGTGAAGAGAAAGAATCTGAAGAGGTGGGACCAATATGTCCCGATAGCTGTGATTGTCATCATAGGCGTTGTCCTGATGATATCGCTTAGCGACCGACCGCGTACACCGGCGCCACCGGCTTCGTGACACGCTTGGACACGGACGAGACCAAGAGGAACACCGCGATGGACAACAAGGTCGTCGTGATGGCGGTGATGGTCATTTGCAAACCCGTGTTCTTCGGGCCCTTGACGATTTGGGAGATGGCCCAACGAGCAACGTCATTCCACGACATGGCGGCCGCGAACGCGAAGCCACTGGTGAGGGCGTTGAGGGACTGCGTTTCCAACATTTGTGAGACGACTTGGACTTGCTCGGACATCGTGGAGGTTTTTATACTTTTACCAGAGAAAAAATTATTCTGGGAGTAAACTCTCCTTACACAGGAGTTTTTTGTACTGAGGTTTCTTCAGTAGACCCTTGTTTTTGGTGAGCGCCTCCTGGTGTTCGACGTCCTCCTCATCATCAGACGACTCCTCGTCCTCCTCTGATGAAGAAGATTCATCGAATATAGAGAAACCCTTCCTCTCCGGTGTGAACCCCTCGAACCCCTTGGGTTCCTCAAGGGACAAGGTCTTCATTACTATCGATTGCATTTTTTAAAAATTCCTCTGCCGGATTTTGGGGCACCCACGACCCCCACTCGTCGTTCACTACCCGGAGGGCGTTGAAAGTTTCGTTGTCTCCTGTGTAATCCGTGTACTCCTCGTCCAATTCCTCCTCGTCCACGAATTCAATCTCCTGGTCGTCCTCCTCCTCCTCGTCCACCTCCTCCCCCTCGAATTGGGTGAGGATGGAACCCACCTGCTTACCGACCATGTTCATCGCGGAGTATTTCACGGCGCGTTGAAAGTCCTGCATGAAGACGGTCGAACGACCACACGCGTTGGCGTACTCCGCCGCCAGAAGCACGGACACCTCTAAGACCGGTTGTAAAATGTCCACGAGGGCATCGGCTTCCCTTTGCATATTACCATTTGTCGTCAAATAAAGTTTTGCAAAATCCATCCATTATCCGGAGGACGTTGTAGGAGAGGGCGTACACCCGAACCTCCCTCTTGTATTGGGACGGATACAGACTCAATTGCAATCTCTGTTCCCTGACGTGGGACATGTTGACCTGGCCTGTGGGGTGGGGTTTCTCCGGTTCAGTCCCGAAGGCGTAGGAATAGAAGCGTCGAATCAGTTGGGTCTTCGAGTGGTGAATCCCACCCTGCACCGCCTTGAGGAACGTGATCCCCTTGCCAGTGCGCTCGGTGAGGATGTCCTGGTCGTCGAGGGACAGCGTCAGGTGTTGGAGGTGTTCGTATAGCACCAATCTCCCGGCGTAATATTTCCCATACCCACTCTGGGTGTAGGATTCGTTGTAATTGTCGTAGTCCAGGGGTGAACAGAAATATTGGAGCGTGTTCCTGTCCTCCCTCTGGATGACAAAATACAATTCTTTTACGGGATGGCGAAGACCCAAGTACATCTTGTGTGTGGTGGGTTCGCTGTCGTACGACGCCGACGCCGGGACCGTTGATTTTTCCAACTGGTGCTGGGTGATGACCATGTCCACCGGGGTGTTCTGGAGTCTCAGGACTTCCACCGGTTCGAGGTGCACGACGTCCAGTTCCATCTTAAAATCGACCAAAGACACCGGAGTGCTCAGGGTGGGACGGAGGGTGAGGTTGCTCCCGTCGAGGGCGACCACGAGGGGGGCGTACTCCCTCAACTTGACGTGCACGCGAAATTCCTGCTTCGTGACAGCACACAGGGGGATCGCCAAAGAGGGATTTCTGTAGAAAAAGAAGGGAATGTCCACGAGATACTCCTGGGTGGTGTTCGCCCCCCGGTGAATCGCCGCCGTTCCCGATTTGTCCGCACCGGTGAGGTTGTAGTACGTGTTCAGGGTGTTGTACAGTATGGAATCATCGCTCACCGGTGTGGCCGCCGAACGAATCGGGTATTTCCCAACCAACTGCCGGAGGGCCATTTGTTTCGTCTGGGTGAAATAGTGTTCACCGTATATCGTCAACCAATCGGAGGTGATCCTCTGAATCGGAACGTCGCCGACGAATATGTCCACGTACTCGATGATGGCGTGTCCCACGCTCTCTATCCACCCGTATTTCGTGTATCCCGTGCCCAGGTTTTGACTCGCGATCGCCGGTAACTTGATTCGAAACGCGACGTTCGTCAAGAGGTCGCCTTGATTCTGGGGGATGTCAAATTTCAAGACGTTCCCAAAGTCCCCTGGGATGTGGGGATCGAGGGTCACGGTCTCCCTGGCAAATCGAGAATTCTTCTTGTACACCTTTCGCCAATACGTGAATTCGGGGTCATCGGTGAAATAGGAATCGGCGATGCCGACTGACTCTAACTGCACGCGACCAGCCATTCTGTAATTATGGGCGATTAAAATTTAAGCCCCGCGAGTCCACTGTGTATGGATAAAATGTTATATGAAAGGGCGTACACCCGCACGTTGTTTTTCCCGGCGTACACCGGTTCGATCTCCACGGTGAGGAGTTTGTGGGCCACCCGACTCATGTTGACTTGCCCGGTCGGGTACGGGTCCTCCGGTCTCTCGCTGAACGATTTCACCCCGAATTCGCTGTACATGTCGTACTCTATGTGCGTCCCCGACGGGTTCAGGCTCGGGTGTGGTTCGTAGATCGGGATGTCGAGGCGCGTCGCCGGGCAGTTCACGTGACACCGGAGGGGCTCGGCGTACGTCAAGCGCAGTCTGTCCATGTCGAACACCTCCTGGTCGTTGAATCGGAGGGCCATCCGACGAATGTTGTTGTATTCACCGGTGAGGTTCAGGGCTTCCGCCGATTGCGCTTGGGACGTGACGTACATCTCCTTCACCGGCCCTGAAAAGTTAATCATCACCGACCGAGACGTCTCCCCGTCGGGGATCACGAATTGGGACATTTGGAGTTGGGTGATGCAGTAATCGAGGGGAGTGCTCATGAGGTACGCCCTCTCTTCCGGGGTGACGAAGACGAATTCACTGTCGAGGGATAAATTCTTAATGCTCGCCGACACCCCGTTCGCGACGTCGATGGACGACAACCCGTACCACACCATCTCACTGAAAGGACGTAGTTTCAGACGAACCTCCACCAATTGTTTCGTGAGGGCACACGTGGGGATCGCGAGGGAGGGATTTTTATAAAAATAAAAGGGAAGATCGAGAAAATAACTGTAATCTCCCCTATAGATGAGAAAGTTTCCGTGACCGTTGAGAAAATAGAGGGTTTGGTCGACGTCATCGTTGGTGTGGTGGAGTTGATTGTACATGTAGATGTACTCTCCGGTGATCCTCTCGATGGTCTGTGAACCGATCACTAAATCGGCGTATTCGATCAGGTGGGCACACACAGACGGTGGATAGTACTTGTCGTTTCTGTACCCGGGATTCGGTGCCAGGTCGGGAACCGGATCGCTGAGCGTGATCTTCAAGGTCATCGTTCGAAGCAAATCACCCTTGTCCTTCGGCACGCGACACGTCACCTCCTGACCGAAATCGATCGTGCCGTCGAACGGGGTCTCGATTTGTTCGAAACTGAATTTACTCGCACGTCGGAATCGAGATAAAAAGTGACTGTACTGGGGGTCACCGGTGAGCCATTTGTCCATGACCCCGACGGCGCTTAGATTCAAACGACCAGCCATTCTACTATTAATTGAGTAAAATTTTACGAAATAAAACAGGACAATATTTCAGAATGCAACTTCAATTGAGGAAATTCAAACCGGAGACGATGGGAGACGATCGTGTCTGTGTATTTCTTGGAAAGCGAAACACCGGGAAGTCGACGCTCATTAAGGATATCATGTACTACAAACGTCACATTCCAGCCGGTATTTGCATGTCAGGAACGGAGGATGGGAACCATTACTACTCGTCGTGGATACCCGATCTTTTCATCTATCCGGAGTACGACAGGGAAGCGGTCGAGAGGGTCATGGATCGTCAGAAAAAGTTAGTCGCACAGGGGAAAAAGAATTGCGGTGCTTTTCTCCTGTTCGACGACGTGATGTACGACGCGAAGTTCCTCAAAGAGCCGATCCTGAGACAAATCGCCATGAACGGCAGGCATTGGAAACTGTTCGTGATGATGGCGTTCCAATATGCCATGGACATGCCTCCGGCGATTCGCTCAAACATCGATTATGTGTTCGTTCTACGAGAGAATATAGTTTCGAACCGTGAGCGGATTTGGAAGAACTTCTTCGGGATCTTCCCTAATATGAACGCCTTCAACGCCGTCATGGATCAGTGCACGAACGATTTCGAGTGCCTGGTGCTTGACAACACCTCTCGCTCGAATAACATAGAAGATGTCGTTTTTTGGTACAAAGCAGACATTAAGAAACCCAAGTTCAGGGTGGGTGCGCCTCAATTTTGGTCCGTGCACAAAAAGTTGTACAATCCCACGCACTACCTCAAAGACAAAACAACCCAGGACAAGAAGAAGGATAGGGTTGTCGTGAAAAAGAAAAAATAAAATTATGAGTCCATCCCAGAATGGAAACGCTCAATCTGTCAGACGACGGCGATGGAATGACCGCCCTCCCACCGCCGCAACCCCAACCCAAGATGGAAAAACCCTCCACGTCGTTTCAAGGCTCTGAAAAAAATATTGCACAAGAACAAAGCATGATGGATTCCACTCCGCTTTCTGATATTATGGAAGACGACTCCGGTTCCGGTATGGGCATGATGGACGCCCCGGTGGTGCAATCTCAACCCAGAATGCAAAGCGTGCAGATGCAGGCGCCGTCCCAAGTTCAACCGGGCATGGCGCAGATGATGCAACAACAACAACAGCAGCAACCGGTGAAGCCCGAGTCTAAAAATCCAATGAACCTCACCGATGACCAGATGGTGGCCCTCCTCGTCGCCGTGTGCGCCGCGGCCGCCGTGTCCAAACCGGTGCAGGACAAACTCGCCACCAGCGTCCCCAAGTTTCTCACCGAGAACGGCACCCGATCTATGGTCGGCTTGGGCGCCACCGGTTTGGTCGCCGCCGTTCTCTTCTATTTTTCCAAGTCCTACGTCATCAAGGCTTAATCGGACACGTGTTGACCACAGAACGTGGTCTGGGCGGGAATCTTTTCATATATACCAAGAGCAATACACTGGTCTCTCAGTTCAATGTAGTTTTCCCAAAACTCTTTGGAGTGCGAGTATTCGCTCACGGTGCAGTGTGCCAATTCGTGGAGGAGGACGTGGAAAATCTCGTTCGGCGTTCCGTCCAGGCACACCGCGATCTCACCCCCTTTGTTTGTGTTGTACCCCACGCTACCACGCATCTTGTGAAAGCCCGTCACCGGTTTTTGTGACCAGATCATCTTGTATTTGTCCTGACGCGTGCGCACCAGGTGTTCCCGGAGGATCCGGTATTTTTCCTTCACCTCCGTCAACTCCGGTGGTTCCACCGTGTTCTTGATCACCCACAGGTCCACCAACAAAAGCACACCCAGTATCCACATGATGCTTCTTCTTATAAACGAAGATAAATTTCGAGTATAACTCGGAGATGTGCCCTTGCAGTGGTTCCCAAAGGAGCAGGGTGAAACCGATCTTCTCCAACTCCGTGACGAGGACGTCCTTGTAACAGATGGGCTCGGGACGGGGTCCGTCGGCGTAGAACGGCGTGTCAACCAGGTTGACCCAAAGTTTCTCACCAAAACCACCGTTGCCATGGTGTTTCGTGAGAAAGAAGTTCCCGAGTTCGTCTTTGAGGGGCACCCGGTTCAGGATCGACTCCGAATCGGGGATGATACCGAACAGGTGCCCACCGGGGTGCACCCTCCGTTTGATCTCCGACAGCGTGCGGTGAAACAGCTCCCTCGACGCGAAGACGTAGTGGAGGGAGAAATTGTAACACACCGCGTCCCACCTCCGGTTCGGGCAGGCGCGAATGTCACCGGTGTAAAAGCCGTTGACCCGGATCTTGAGGTTCCTCGCGCGAGATCGCGCCTCCTCGAGCGCCTCCGGTGACGGATCGCACATCGAGACGTACGCCCCGACGGCGCGCCATTTCTGGAGGTCACCGCCGAATCCCGCACCGACGTCGAGCACGCTCTGCCCCTCGCGAACGACCGCCTGGATGAGCGCGCGCTTGGCGTCGTTGTGGTTTTTCCTGATTTTTTCCATGCGTCGAGGTGTGACCTACTTAAAGTCAACATGCGTTTGATTGATATAATCCGCATGTCTCTCACCCCAGATTACATCACCGTTCCGGGTCAAAACTTCGTCTGCCTTTCGGTCGTCGGACCGTCCTGCCCACAGAAGACGGACAAGTTCGGAATCAAGATTCGAGGATGCTTCGCGACCCGCGATGAGGCGGCCGCGCACGCGAAGAAGTTGCAGGCAGATGACGCCACGTTCGACATCTACGTCGCGGACATGTATAAATTCCTCCTGATCCCACCGGATCCAACGGAAATCGAGGACTCCCACTACGCCGAGGAGAAACTCGAACAACTGATGACGGGCTACCGAGAGAATCAGCGCGCCGCGCAGAAACTTTTTGAGGAACGCAAGCGGGACATGATGGAGAGCAAAGATGGCGACTACTCCAAACCCGGCGATGAGAATTCTCGGTTCTACACCAAACCGGACGAGGCCCCGATCGAACACCCGGCCGAGGTGATCGAACGTCTCAAGAAGCAAAAACCAGACGCGTCCATGGAACAACTCGTCAAGGAAGCCGACGCCGAGGTCGCACGCCAAATCGAGGAGAGACGAAAGAAGCGTGAGGCCGAGGCCGAAGCCGAGGCCAAGGAAACCGAACCGGAAACGAAAGAAGAATAAAATGTAGTGTTTTAATAAGCATGACAATTATCAGCATCATATTAAATTTCGTCACAATAGCTATCGTCGTGTATGCTTTGGTTTTCCAGGGCGAGAAACTCGAAGTCAAGAAAACCAAACCACGTCCGAACGCGACGGATGTATACATAGATAACGAAAAGGATCCTCTGGTCGTGAGTCGGTCGTATTTCACGGGTGATAAGTACGGTAATATTGGAAAATTCGTTGGCTACTCAGCTATACCGGAGGATCATTGGTTGAATGGTCTGAGTCTTTCCCATGAAAAACCCGAGGATGAAGGCGGCGAATAAGAGGACGATGGTCATCTTGTCGATGGACGTAAAGTCGAACTTTTGTTTCTCCTCCGGTGGTGGTGGTGGCATGAAATATTGTGGTGCGTACTGTTGTGGTTCATCGTAATAGAAATCCTCGATGGGCGACGACTCCTCCTCCGCCGGTGGCGCCGGGGGTGGGTCTTGCCTCGCGTCGATGGGTTTGAGGGGATCCGGTTGATACGTGACTGGATTTCCTATTTCGCTCTCCATTCTTTTATTACAAGGTAACGCTTCTTTTAAGTGTCGTCAGAATCCGAAGAGTATTCCGTTTCGGACTCGTCGTCGCCGACGATGAAACCCTCCATCTCCGTTTCATCCTCGTCGTCGTCCTCCTCCTCGTCGTCATCCGAGCACGACATCTCGTCGTCCGTGTCCAAATCAGAGCCGTCGAATTCGCTGTCGTACTCACTATCGGAGTAATCGTCTGCGAATGCCACGTCGTCCACCTCCGGTACGTACACGTCCGTCGGTTTTTTCATTTGCACACCGGATTTGCTTCTCGTCATCACCATTGCCATTTATTATCATTGGACCCTTTCGTTTAAGTATTTCGGGTGGAATCTCTTTTTGTTCTTAATCGCGTGCTCCAAAATTCGTTCCTCCACCTTTTCACCGATTCGGTGGGCGATGTCCTCTATCTCCTCTTCGATGTTATAGTTGTTATGTATGGTGAGGTTTCTCAGATGGTCTAAACTCTGGTACAATACACCGGCGGCGACCCTCGGCGTGTCCAGGTAAAGATGCACTTTATTTAAATTTTCAAGGAACAGATGGAACTCCTCCGGGTTGGCACCCGAGTAGGCGTGGGCGTCCTGTTTGAGGGCGACGAGACCCTCGACGTCGTCGAGGGGTTCTCCTTTCTGTGACATTACATAAATCAAATACGCGCCGGCGAAGAACAGAATCGTGGCCATTACTCTAGGTGCATAAAATTATACCCCGGTTGAGCCGAACCCTCCCGCACCACGCGTGGTCTCGTCGATGGTCAAAACCTCCTTCACCGGAGGCGTCTCACACCGCTCCAAGATCAGTTGGGCGATCCGGTCACCCACGGCGACCTTGAAATCGTTCTCACCCTGATTGAAGAGGACGACTTTGACTTGACCCGTGTAGTCCGGGTCGACCACACCGGCGCCCACCTGGATGCCGTGTTTGACCGCGAGTCCAGATCGAGGGGCGACCCGTCCGTAGCAGTTTTTGGGAATCACGATCGCGATCCCTGTGTTGACGATCATCCGGGTACCGCGGGGAATGAGGTAGTCCTCGCTGGCGTAGAGGTCGTAGCCCACGGCGTGCGCTGAACCACGACTCGGAAGGGTGGCGGAGTACGTCAGGCGTTTTACGAAGAGGCTCATCGTCGTCGCGTGGTGAAAAGTGGCGGGGTGCCCACTGGTGAAATCCTGTAATGGAGGGGGAACACGATGGTTTGGAAACCAATCCTAATTTTTCGTTGGTACATATACAATCCGTCGGGTATCATCTCATAAGTGAATTGTATGCATTTTTTATTTTTTTAAAAGTATTTGCATTTCCACCACTCTTGTCCGGGTGATATTTTTTCGATAATTTCAAATAAGTTTTCCGGATCACCGACCGACTGGAATCTTTTGGGATACCGAGGATTGAGTACGGGTTCTGTGCGCGGTTGACTCGGTTGATGACCGACCGATTGAATATAGGGGGCACGGACATACCTTTCTTTTTGTAATATCCGATTCGAGTCTTGAAGTTGAACGGTTTCGTGCGTAACACAGGTTTTGTGCGAGGCACAGTCCACGCCCAATTCATGGGATCATTATCGTTGGTGTTCACAGATTTCGATCTCATATATATTACATTTGGAAAAGTTTTTATTTACGACGCCTTGTCTTGGCCTTACCTTTTTTGGTCTTGGGGGCGACCCGCGGTTGAGACGCTTTCGCGATTCGTGCCTGCTTCTCACGTGCGCGCCGGGCGTTATTGTTCGCCTTTCTCTTGGCGTTCGCCTTCGCCTTGTCAACGGCGCGAGTAGACGCAGTCTGCCATTTCGTAGTCGCGACACTCGGTTTCTTCATCTTTTTGTTTTCCATAAACTTTTTCGCGTTCGCTTTGACGACATTCAACTTAGTGGTCTTCAGTCTCGCCACGAACTTGGTACGGTCGCTCCGGTTCATCTTCAAATTTTGGAGATATTTCGAAAGAGCTTTTTGATTTGCAAACTTGTTCACCAGTGCCGACACCGGTTTCGGCGCCGGTAGAGCCAACATCTGTTTGCGTCTGTTAGCGGTATCATTCTTATACGCCATGATTTGATGCAAAACTACTTTCTTTTTTCCCGCGTTCTTCACACCGGAATTGATGTTCTTTTTCAATTTCAATTTATCATTCAACAACGTTCTGATTCTCGCAAGTTCAGAATTACTCTTCGCACCCTTGATGGCACTCTTCCATTTCATTCGACCCTGTGAGAAATTCGTATCACGGGGAACATTCTTATCAATTCTGTTTAACAGAGACTGTCTACCAGCGTTCGCAGTCGCAGAGCTGTTCTTCTTTTTCAACTCATTTCTGATCGATTGGAGGCGAATAAAGTTTTCTTGTTTACCACCCTTATTGGGATGATACTTGAGTGAGAGCCTCTTGAAGGCACTGTCTGCACTGAGACTCTTCGCCTTCATCAAATTTTGGTACTCCTTTTTCATATTCGTCGCGTTCACAGGTTTGGGCTTGTTGTTCGTTTTCATAGGAACCACGTTCTTCGTCCTCGACGCTTGTAATTTCTGTGCGTTCGCCCAAATCGTCTTATTTTTCTTGTTCATCCATCTCTTGAACAAATCTTCTCTCTCCCCGGTAGTCAATTTATTGTATTTCGGACTGTTGAAAAGTTTCCATCTGACACCCTTATCAGTATTACTAAGTTCCTTCGGTTTGTTCATAAACTTTTTCGCGTTGGACTGGATGTTCTCCAGTTTGTTCTTCCCGAGGCGTGCCATGAACGTCTTCCGGTTACCTCGGTTCATACCCAAATTTTGGAGGTACTTTGAGAGAGTCTTTTGATTGGCAAACTTGTTCACCTTGGGTTCTTGCGGTTTGACATTGGGCTTCTTCTTGTCGTTCATAAACTTTTTCGAGTTGGATTGGATGTTCTCCAATTTGTTCTTCCCGAGGCGTGCCATGAACGTCTTCCGGTTACCTCGGTTCATACCCAATTTTTGGAGGTACTTTGAGAGAGTCTTTTGATTGGCAAACTTGTTCACCTTGGGTTCTTGCGGTTTGACATTGGGCTTCTTCTCATTCACTGGTTTGACATTGGGCTTCTTCTCATTCACTGGTTTGACAGTGGGCTTCTTCTCATTCACTGGTTTGACAGTGGGCTTCTTCTCATTCACCGGTTTGACGGTGGGCTTCTTCTCATTCACCGGTTTGACAGTGGGCTTCTTCTCATTCACCGGTTTGACATTGGGCTTCTTCTCATTCACCGGTTTGACAGTGGGCTTCTTCTCATTCACCGGTTTGACATTGGGTGGTTTGTTGTTTACTGGTTTGACATTGGGCTTCTTCTCATTCACCGGTTTGACATTGGGCTTCTTCTCATTCACCGGTTTGACATTGGGTGTTTTGTTGTTGTTAACCGGTTTGACGTTGGGCTTCTTCTTGTTGTTCATGAATTTTTTAGCATTCGCCTTGATGATATTCAATCTGTTCGTCTTGAGACGAGCCATGTAAGTCTTCCGGTTGGCTCTGTTCATACCAATATTTTGTAAATACTTGGACAAAGTCTTTTGATTTGCAAATTTGTTCACTCTGTTGTTTTTACGAATTAAATTATTCTTTTTATTGTTGAGGTTCTTAGCTTCATTTCTCAGTTGTTGTTGCCTTTTCAAATCATTTTCCTTCGCCTTTGCGTTGGCCGTGGCACTCGCCTCGATTTGCTTACGCTTCAATTCTTCCTTCTTCTGCCTCTCAGACGCTTTTCTCTCGATTTCCATCTGGTCACGCTCGAGTTTCTTCTGACGCTGGATACGCTTTTGTTCAAGTTTCAGAACTTTCTGGGCGTTCATCTTTTCAACCTTTCTTCTCTTGTTGTTGAGAAGCCTGATCCTTTCCTGCTCTTTTCGTTGATTCTCAGCCCGTCGCATCTCCTCTTTCTTCTCACGCTCGGCGGCCTTCCTTTGCATGTCCATTTGCTTTCTCTCGAGGGCACGCTGACGGTCGATTCTCTTTTGTTCATCTTGGAGTCTCTTCCGAGCCTCAACCCTTTCTTTCTCATCACGTGCCAATTCCACCTTGCGTTGAGCTTCTTCGAGCTTGCGCATTCTCTTTTCCTCAGCCTTCGCCTGCTGTTGTTGTTTCGCGACCAATTTAGCGTTCTCCTTTCGTGCCTGATTGGCACTCTTGTTCGATTTGCGTCTCGTGTTCAGGGCTCGAGCGTTGTTGAAGAGTGAATTCATGGTTTCACCTGCATTAAATCGGGTGAGGTACGTGAGTCTTTCACCGCGGGTGACGTTAGAAAACTGTTTCAATCTCTTCGCGAGAACTATCCGGTTGCGTTCTTTCTGAGTTTGTGGCTTCGTCTCGAACATTTTGGCGAAAAAGCCCTTCTTGGCTGGTTGCTTGTTGTTCACCGGTTTGTTGTTCGCCGGTTTGTTGTTGGCCGGTTTGTTCGCCGGTTTGTTACCGAACAATTTCCCGAAGAATCCAGGTTTCTTATTGTTTGACTTTGCATTTGCATTTTCAATCTTTGCTTCTTCGATAATCTTGGGAAGGTTTGCATTTCTATTTTCCAACTTATTTTTGAATTCTTCCTTTTTCTTGTTGTTGAGTGCATTCAACTTATTCAACTCTTTGTTGAGTTTGTTGATGTTCTTTGCCTCGTTCACAACATTGTTGATTTGATTGGCACTCCCACTGTTTTCAATCTTATTTGTCAATTCATTTTTCGTCTCTTTGTCAAGGTTGAGGGAATCGACTTTGATCATCGCATCGATTTTCTTGATGTCATTCGTCGTTGCATTTGCATTCAGGACGGGACGATTTTTATTATTGAAATTAACATTCGCCTTAATGTTTCTACGAACATTTTCGATGTTCACACCGGGTGTGTTTAATTTTTTTATGAATTGAAATTTCTTCTCTTGAGGGAGGGAAGAATTATTGACCAACCCCTTCAACACATTTTTACCGGCATTATTGACTTTGTTGTCAAACTTTGCCTGCTCGATGACCTCTTTCATCGGTGCACCCCGGTTGAAGGATTTGATGGCTGAGTTCACCTGTTTGACATTGAGATTCAATTTGTTTAATTTCTCAATCAATTCCTTTTTATTGTTCACCTTAGTGTTCACCTGAACCGGAGTGGTGACCGGAGTGGTGACCGGAGTGGTGACCGGAGTGGTGACCGGAGTGGTGACCGGAGTGGTGACCGGAGTGGTGACCGGAACACTCACATTCACGTTCTTATTGTTTCTTGTGGGAACATTCACGTTCACGTTCTTATTGTTTCTGGTGGGAACATTCACGTTCACGTTGACGTTTCTGGGAACATTCACGTTCGCGTTCGCCGGCGTGGTATTCACGGCGACGACTTTATTTCGCACCTTCTTGGTGGCGACCCGGACACCCCTCCTGATTTTCACCGGTTCGAGAACACCGAGGCTTCTGAACTTAGATTCGATTCCTCTGACGATTTCAGCCTTCGAGGCCTTCTCCGGATAGATTGCGCGAATCTTTCGTGCAATCCTTTTGAGTTCGGCGACGGGTGTGCTTTTTCTGAAAATATCGTCCATCTCGTTGAAAGTCACCGGCATGCGAACGTCGACCAGGTGCGTCCTGTCCTTTGACAGAGACATGGGTGGGAGGGGCAGGCGTTTGTACTTGATGTCGGAGTACACCTGACACGCCTGTTCCCTCGTCAATTTCACATCGACTCCTGTGTTTTGTTTGATGAAGTCGTGTATGTCCTTCATATCCACTGAAGGATCACATACATCTATCATTCTTTACTTATATCATTACAAAAAAAACACGGTGTGTCGTAACCGAGGCAATATAATTTAAGTTTTGTCTCGTGTGGCATGCTGAAATCAAACACGTTTATGTCACCGGCGTCCACCTTGATGAGATGCATATGTTCAGTCACATGCTCTCGTCTGTTGGACAGGGACGAACGCAGGAGTGATTCCACGAACGTGACGTGATTGTCTATATTTTCCGTGTATCTCTCCGACTCTTTTAATTTGATGCACATCACCTCGTGGGGTTTCTTATCGAAGAAGGGTTGAATCGGTATCGTCTCGTGCGTGCCGCCGTCCACGTAGGTGTGACCGTTGTGACGACACGACGAAAATATGAGCGGTATGGCCATAGACATGCACACGGCGTCGAGGACTTTCATGTGTGGTGAAGTCATCTTGTTGAAATATTCAGTCTTCCCGGTGTTCAGACAAAAGGCGCTGATGTGCAGGGTTTTGTCGACTTCGGCGAACGTGGGGTCGCATCCGCATATCTTTTTGAGTTTCTTCCTCACCGGAGACATCTCCACGAATCCGTAATTGTTGAGGAAACTTGAAATATTCACCTGCATAAAATCGTCAATGTTCAAATCTATAGCCTCCTCGAAGATCTCGTCCACGCTTTTCCCGAGGCACAGGAGGGCGGCGATGATGGCTCCCGCGGAGGCACCTGAAAATTCCTCGACGTCGTCGAGGTGTCGCTCCACTCGCTTGAGAAACCCCAAGTAGGCGAAGATTCCCATGGCGGCCGGCCCGATCGCGACGTATTTCATCCTCCTGCCTAGTAGTAGGACGGGAAGAGCTTCCTTAACGACGCGAAGATGATCGCGTACACCACGGCGTGCGTCACGACCGCTTGCGTGCTGGTTTGCCCACTTCTGAAAACGCCACCTGAACTCGGGGGAAGCGTGAGAAGAAGACCAGGAGAGAGAAGGGCGAAGAGGAGTGCCGTGACGATCAGATCTGTTCTCGTGAGCACCAATCTCGTCGCTCTGGCCACGACACTGTAGAGCAGGGCGAAGACGAGGGCGTGCACGAGGATCGGGACGAGACCCGTGCGTCCGTTTCTGAAGGCGACGCCCGACCCGGAGACCGTCAGGAGCAGTCCCGGGCTCAGCGCCAAAAAAAGCGAGACGGGGGTGATAACTTTGGAACTGGTGATGTCGATCATAATACTACAGGGCGAGAATTAAAATTACCCTCCTCGAGACGGAGGAACCGGCAAAATCGCTGGAACGTGACGTCCCCCAGCAGACCCTCCGTGTCGCTCCTCCGGAGGATCATCCACGCGTATTTGTACGTGTCCACGAACTCCTCCGGTTCGGGTTCGTCTGGGTCGTCCTCCTCGTGCACGTAACACAACTCCACGAGATCGTTGAAATCGCTCTTCGTGTGCACGAACGCGTCGTAGAGCACCTCCTGGAGGGTGTCCCACAGATACCAAAGGTCTTGTGAGTATTCGTCCTGAAAATCGTGTATACTCAGAAGGCGTTTTTCTGTGGATTCCGGTGAATCGTCATCGCTCGAGGCGACGTCGAACCCGGTGGTGGCCTCGTACACGTACTGAGACCAAACCATCGTACATTTTTATCAATTTTTATCTTTAACACCCGTCATGCTGATGGACGTGGATTCCTTCGTCTCCAGGTGCTCCGCGATCGCGCTGAGGACTTCCTCGATCTTTTTCTCGTCCCCCTCGAAATAATCCGTGAGTCCAGCCACCACCGTTTTCTTCGTCATGGACGCTTTCCTGGTGGATTTCCTCACCGAGATTTTCCCCTTCTTGAGGTTGATGGTGTCGATGCCGTTCTTGACCATCGATCCCTTCACCTTCTCCTTGAGGGCTTTCTCGGCACTCGTGAGCACTTTGATGTCCGCTCGAGCCTCGGCGATTTGTTTCGTGAGTTCCACCAACTTGTTCACGACATCAGAGAGTTCTTCTGGGGCTGACATTGAATGTATAGACATCTAATTGTTTAAATCTTTAAACCAAGTCGCGTTGCATCAAATCCGGGACGATCGTGGAGTTGTGCCACGTGTACTCTTGACGCGGGTTCGGCGGGTCCGCTCTGATTTGCTGGTTGGCGTTTCTCAAAGCACCCCCGACGGTCTCCGGGAAACCGATTTGAGCCCGGGGTTCGAGGAAGGACTGGTTCTTGAGGATGTCCTGCGGGGCGAATTCACCAAAGTCTTCTGAGGCGGCGACCTCGCGCGGCAAGAGGGCGCTGGCGAGACCGTTCCCGGCCCGCATGTTGCAGGTCGGGCGCGCACCGGAGGCGGACGGGCCCGCACTCGGACCGACGGAAGCGAAGGAGCGCTCCGTCACGGAGTACGAACTGGTGCTGGCGGAGAAAAGCAGGTAGATGAGAACACCGACGGCGACGACCATCAAAATATTCGAGAGTCCCTTCTTCATTTTATACTATTACCAAAACATATTTTTTCTAGGACTCTTCTTCCTCAAATGCCGGGTCTTCTGGGTACTCCGGTGGGGGCTTGGAGTGGATCTTGGCTTGCACCAGGTTCCACACCGGACCGAAGGTTTTCTTGGCGAACCACAGTCCACCGAATTCGGCGATGACGTTTAATTTTTTGCCCGCCTGAATTTCGGCGAACGCCACCGGTTCGAGATTCGAGTCGAACACCCTGGTGTGGTGGATGCGATCGACCTCGAGCACGCCCTCGAGGGTGGACCTCGTGTACGCGCTGGCGATGGCGGTCTCGGTGAGTTCCCGTCCGAACCACGCGTTCGAGTTTTCGAGGGCGGTCGAGAGGACGAGGGCGTCGACGTCTTCCACCTTGGGGATGTTGTTTTCCCCCAACGAGAGGGCGACCGTGCCCGCGCTCTCGGAGTCGACGGTCACCTTGTTCAATTGGATGAACACCTTCTTCCCACCCTCCCTGGAGGCGCGAACGTAGTACATGCCGTCCTCTTCATTCTTCACCGGTTGTTCTCCGAAAGCGATCATGGTCGTATACGTTACCATGAAATCATTTCTTTAATTACAGTAATGAACACGTGTGAGGGGTGTAAATGTTACGCTCGTTCGGAATCCCTGTACCCAGAGCGGTACCAATTTTGTGGGAAGCAGATCGGCGACAAAGTCTACCGGTTCCCTGACAGGTGTTGCGACGGGGGGTGTCCTGGACCCGGGAAAACCCCGTACCGGATCGTCGACGTGAGCGACATCTATCGCACACCCCCACCCTACCTTAAGATCATATTACTTTTACTGCTCGCCCTGAGTACCCTGTTCATGGCTTAAAGAGACCACCCGTAGGAAAGGTATAAGATGTCGACGGAAACCGAGTTCAACCTTCAACAAGAAATCACGGCCCTCCGATCCGAGGTCAAGTCCCTCGCGAAGCTTTGCCGAAAGATCAAAGCCAAGCAGGACGACCCGGACGGTTCCAAGGCGAAGGCGCGAGCGTCCAACAACGGCTTCAACCGTCAGCAAAAGGTCGACGACGAGCTCCGCAACTTCTTGGGTCTCCAACCGGAGCAACTCATCTCCCGCTCCGAGGTCACCAAGAAGATTAACGAGTACATCTCCAGCAAGGGATTGAAACACCCCGAGAACGGAAGACAAATCGTCTTGGACGACGCCCTCCGAAACCTCCTCAAGCCTCCGGCGGATGTCGTCGTCACGTTCCTCAATCTCCAAAAGTATTTGTCGCCGCACTACGTGAAGGCTTAAGAAATATGTTTGTAATATTTATACACTGATGGAACTCACAAGGGCTTCGATTGAAGAAATCCTTGGTACAAAAATCAATGATTTGAGTTTGTACCAACGAGCGTTCACGCACAAGAGCAAACTGAAGGAAGACCCCACCAAACAGAGTTTCGAGACCCTGGAGTTCATAGGCGACTCGTGTCTCGGGTTCGTCGTGACTAAATTCCTGTTCGACCGGTTCGAGGAGAAGCAGGAGGGCTTCCTCACCAAGGCGCGCACGAAACTCGTCAGGCACGAGACCCTGTCGGACATTAGCAAGAAACTGGGACTCTACCGGTTCGTCCAGATGGACGCCAAGGGCATGAGCAACGGGTGGTTCATGAACCCGAAGATCCTAGAGGACGTGTTCGAAGCCCTCGTGGGTGCGCTGTACCTCGACCTCGGTCTCCTGCACGCGAAAGAATTCGTCCTGAGGGTGTACACCAACCCGCAACTGGTGAACCTGTCAATCATATACAACGACGATAACTGGAAGGATCACCTGATGAAATATTGTCAGACGAACAATTTCGAACTCCCGGACTACAGGATGCAGAGTCACATCGACGGCGTGTTCCACATAGAGGCCTACGTCCAGGGCACGCGCGTGGGGAGCGGGTACGCGAAGAGTAAGAAACAAGCGGAACAGAACGCGGCGAAGGCCTTCTTTGACTTAAAAATGACACACGAAAACGTAGTAACATGCACCCGAACGTGAAGAGACTCATCGACCGGGTCTATGCCGCCCAGAAATCTGAGGAATGGCTCCGGTTACGTGGAAATATGCTTACTGCATCCGACGCGGCCTCAGCTATCGGATGCAATAAGTACGAGACACCCCACGGTCTCTTGTTGAAAAAATGTGGGAAGGGGGAAAAATTCACGGGCAACGAAGCCACCAGGCACGGGGAAAAGTACGAGGACGAGGCGAGGATCCTCTTCGAGGAGAGGTACAACGAGGTCGTCCACGAGATAGGTCTGTGTCCACACCCAGAGCACGACTGGCTCGGGGGGTCACCGGATGGCATCACGGAATCCAACTGCCTCGTGGAGATCAAATGTCCGATGATGCGACAAATAACTCCGGAGGTCCCGGAGCACTACATGCCACAACTCCAACTGTGCATGGAAATTCTCGACCTCCCCAAGGCGTATTTTATCCAGTACAAGCCCGCGGAATTCAATTGGCCAAGCCCAGAGGAGTTCGTCGTGACCGAGGTGGAGAGGGACAGGGGATGGTTCGAGACGAACCTCCCGATCATGCGCGCTTTCTGGGACAAGGTGCTGTACCACAGGGAACACGGGATCGAGGAACCCCCCAAGAAGGAGGTGAAGCGTCGCTTGAGGAAGGAGTTGCCGTGTGAGATCCAGGAGGACTCGGATGACGATTACCTTCTGTGAGTAAAAAAAAATAAATTCTACTGTAATAATACAAAACAATTCAATGGCTCCGGCTAATAACAAAAACAATAAGAAGGTTTCCCCGAAGGCGCTCAAGGCGCTTCGCGCGTGGCGCCAAGCCGTCGAACACGTCGGTCGTAATTACTCGCGTGGTGAGTTCACCCTCGTTCCGAAGAAGGGTACGAAGCAATACCGCGAAGCGAAGAAAGAGTTCGAACGCATTATGAAAGGCACCCGTGCGGGCAACTCCACCGGTAAGTCTGGACATTAAAAAAAATATTGCACCCCATTAAATGACTGTCGCTCTCTGGTCAGAAGCCGTGCGCCTCGCCAAGCTCAAGCACGGGAAGGATCCCTCGAGTTTCATGCGCGTTCAGGGAAAACTATTGACTGACGCCCAAGCGATTTACCATGTATTACAAGTTAGTCGTCAGAGAGGTCGAAAGCGAAGCCCTTGAGCCTCTCCGGTGGATACACCATGAGTTGTGATAATTTGTACGTCACCCCGAACTTTTTGTTCAAGAAATAGACGCTCGCAATTTCCACGAGCGCCCTCCCACTATTTCTTGAATACAACCCGTTCTCGATCGTGTCCGTCAGGCGATTCTTTTCAGGGTCGAACACGTCAGCCTTGACTAAATCCGTGGTCGTGGCGTCCACCTTGACCCGGAACTTTGGCGCGTACCCGTTCCCACCCTCCTTGATGTTGGAGTTGAACAGGGGAAACAACTCGTCCTTTTCCATCTTCTTCCCAAAGATTTCCTCCGAGTGTTCGGTGACGTGCTCGAGGACTTTGTTTTCCAGGGCGACGATGGTGTCGTAAAATTTCTTCACGTAATTCCCGTCCTCGTCCCACCCGTTCATGGCGAAATCGATGTTGTACTTGGGTGGTCCCACCTCCGGAGTCCACGCGTTGATCCCGAAGGGCATGTACATCCTCGGCAATTGCATCTTCATCGTCGAGTCCTCGTGGGTCGACACCACGAAGCGTTTGTTTTTGTACGGTTGAAATTTAATAGCATCGAGGCATTCGGTGAACTTCATGGTTCTTTCATAGATATGCATTAAAAACTTTAAGCGCTACAGGCGACGCAGTCCGGTTCGAGTGAGAACTGAATCGGACGCGCCTTGGGTTGCGAACGGAGGTAGTACATCCCAGTCTTGAGACCGGCTTTCCACGCGTACATGTGCATCGAACTCAATTTCGCAAACGTCGGACTCTCCATGAACAGGTTCATCGACTGCGTCTGGTCGATGAAATGTCCCCGGTCTCTGGCCATGTCGATGACCACCTTTTGGGAAATCTCCCACACCGTCTTGAAGAGTGCCTTGGTATCCGGTGGAATGTCCACGATGTTTTGCACGCTCCCACCCGCCTTGACCATGAGATCTTTCATCTGCTTCGACCACAGACCCTTCTCTTGGAGATTCTTCACCAGGTGTTTGTTCACCACGACGAACTCACCGGCGAGGGTTCTCCGGAGATAGATATTGGTCGTGTACGGTTCGAAACACTCGTTATTCCCGAGAATCTGCGCCGTGCTCGCGGTCGGCATGGGTGCCAGGAGGAGGGAGTTCCTCACCCCCGTCTTCACCTTCTCCTTGAGGGCGTCCCAATCCCACCTCCCGGAGAGGAGGCCCTCGCCCCCACCCTCCCACATGTCGAACTGGAGCACGCCCTGGCTAAACGGTGACCCCTCGAAGGTCTCGTACGCGCCCTCCACCGTCGCTAACTCGTGACTCATCTCCAACGCACCGTGATAAATGGTTTCAAAAATCTCCGCGTTCACCTTCCTCGCCTCCGGGGAATCGAAGGGGTGACCCATGAGGATGAAGACGTCGGCCAAGCCCTGCACGCCGATGCCGATGGGTCTGTGCCTCATGTTTGATTTCCTCGCGGATTCCACCGGGTAGAAATTCTTATCGATGACCCGGTTGAGATTCCGGGTGACCTTCTTCGACACCTGGTGCAACCCCTCGTGGTCGAACACACCGTCCTTGACAAATTTTGGGAGGGCGATGGACGCCAGATTGCACACCGCGGTCTCGTCCGGTGCTGTGTACTCCGCGATTTCACTGCACAAATTTGAACTCTTGATGACGCCGAGATTCTTTTGGTTACTTTTTTCGTTGATGGCGTCTTTGTAGAGCATGTAGGGCGTGCCCGTCTCCACTTGGGACTTGAGGATGGCCTTCCACACCTTTTGGGCTGGCACGGTTTCCCTCGCGAGTCCCTCCTCCTCGTACTTTGTGTAGAGTTTTTCGAATTCCTCACCGGTGCAATTCGAGAGTCCTTTGGCGGTATCTGGACAGAACAGGCTCCACTGCCCATCCTCCTCGACCCTCTTCATGAATAAATCTGGAATCCACAGTGCCGTGAATAGATCGCGACACCTCGCCTCCTCATCCCCTTGGTTGAGTCTCAACTCGAGGAAATCCATGATGTCAGGGTGCCACGGTTCTAGGTAGACGGCGATGGAACCCTTCCGTTTACCGGCTTGGTTCACGTATCTGGCCGTGGCGTTGTACACCCTCAACATGGGGATGATACCGTCTGACGCCCCGTTCGTTCCCCGGATGTAACTCTTGTTCGCCCGCACGTCGTGGATGTGCACGCCGATGCCCCCCGCCCACTTACTGATTTGCGCACACTCGGTGATAGTGCCGTAGACGCCGTCGATGCTGTCACTTTTATTCGCCACAAGGAAACATGACGACATTTGTGGCCTCGGTGTGCCTGCGTTGAAGAGAGTGGGTGTGGCGTGAGTGAAGAGCCCCCTGGACATGGAATCGTAGGTATCGAGGACGTCGTCCAGGGAGTCGCCGTGAATTCCGATGGCCACCCGCATGAACATGTACTGGGGCGTCTCGATGATTTTCCCATCCACCTTCTGGAGGTACGATTTTTCCAAAGTTTTGAGGCCAAAATATCCAAAGTCGAAGTCCCTCTCCGGTAGAATTTTATCTTTCACCAGGGCGGCCACCTTGACGACGTCATCGGTGACGACCCCGGCGGTTCGAAGTTTTTTCATGGCGAGGTGGAAATTGTTCGGTGCGGTCTTCTGGATGTTCGAGGCGACGATCCGGGTCGCGAGGGTCTCGTAGTCCGGGTCACTCGTGATCATCCCCACACATATCTCCGCGGACAGAGTGTCGATCTCATTCGTGTGAATGCCGTCGTACATGCTGGAGAAAACTTGTTGGGCGATCTTCGACGAGTCGACCACCGGTGAGAGTCCGTGGGTCAAGTTGGAGATTCGTGTGACAACCTTATCGAATCGAACATCTTCAACTTTACCAGAACGTTTGGTGACCCTCATTTTTGTAGTAATACATACCTTGGATTTTTTAAGTGCATTTGAAATCACCCGACCTCACCGGAACGGCCCCGACGGTTTCGAATTTTCTGGTGGGTTGGAGGAAATACGTGTTATTGTTGAACGTGCCGAGGGTGCCGGCCTTGCTCACGGGTGCGTAGGAGTTCACGAAGCACGTCGGAGGTTCACAGGCGATGACGTCGATGTTGTCCGGCTTGGCGTTGCTGTAGGCCTCGTCGAAATTGTGAAGTTGGACTTTCATTAATGTACCGTGAGAATTTTATTTTATCACACTATATCAGAGATGAATCTTGATTCGATTAAACAGACGCCCACGCCCCTGAACAGTTTGTACTTCAGCGAGTTCAACATGAACTTGGTCCAGCGTGGGATCCGGCAGACGTTCAAGGACGAGACCGGTATCCGGATCGACTACCAAAACCCGAACGACGTCTACGTCCTCATGCGGGCGATCTTCATCACCAACGCGGGCGATCACTTCCAAAACGTGAACGAACAGGTGCGATTCATGAACTCGATCGTCATCAAGGAGGCGGTTCGCACGGTTCGCACCGGCGTGGCTCAGTACGTGAACTACATTCGGGACATCGAGACCACGGCCGAGCCGATGGATCGTCCCCTGAACACCTCCACGTTCGGTAAGAAAATGGACATCAACGATAAGATTGGGATGTAATTAAAGATTTTGCTGTACACTATGGTAAGATGAGTCTGAACTCCTACAAACAGGAGACTGAGAGGGTCTGCAGGGATAAGGGGTGGGACAAAGTACCGGTGGACACCGTGTGGCTCCTGTTGACGGAGGAGTTCGGGGAATTGGCGTCGGCCATCCGTCAGTGGAAGCGCACGTTCAAGAAGACCGGCCTGAAAAAAGACAGGGGAACCGATGTCCGTCAAGAGATGGCTGACGTTTTTTCATATTTGTTTCAGATTAGCAGTATTCTACAGATCGACCTTGACGAAATGTGGACAGAACACCGGAACAAATTGCACTCGAAAAAATATTCTCACGTAAGTTCAAAGGAGCATGAGTCAATTAATGCTCAGTGATGAGAACACGATCAACGACGTGAACCCGTACGTCGTGGGCGGTGAGATGTCCCTCCCCGGTACGGTGCGTCAGATTGGTCACTTTGCGGATTTCACGAAAGAGGTGCGTCCGGGGGGGTACGGTGTGCCGGAGCAGGAGCGATCGCTCATGTGTGACGTCGCCACCACCGCCGGTCACCGGACGGTCGAGTTGTGTCGCCCTCGTAAACCGAACTGCGCCCTGAAGCGCCCGTTGCACCCCAAGCGAAACTTCGATTTGGGGTACACGAGCGGGCGTGCCAGGATGTCACCGAGCCCGAGGAAAAAAATCATGACGGAGATTGTGAAGAATAATCCGATGAAAGTGAGTTGGTTATTAATTCTTACACTTGTGATTCTACTTTCATTATTTGCGTGACGTGATAAAACTTGTCCAAGCGCCTTTCGTTGCGACACCTCTCGATGAGGTCGTGAATTGTATCCGTGAGCATCCAATCCACGAGTTCTCTCTGCCACGTGGCCTTGGTATTGATCAGGGGAGGTACGAAGGTGGGATCGAGAATCTTCATGCAGTTCAGGAGCCACAATTTCACGGACATCGTCGGTGAGTCGACGGACTCCACCCCGAGGGAGGCTTTCCGGCGTCGCACCTCGAGGGTTTGTTCGACCATGGTGTCTAGGAATTTATCGTACGAGAGGTGCTTCCGGAGGGAGGTCAGTTCCGTCCACGCGCCGACGGGTTTCGTTTGTAAGTACTCCGTGAACGTCTGGTATTCGAACGCGTCGTCGTTCCATTGGGTGTACTCGATGGCGATGTAGTGCAGTTTGCTCTCGACGTCGTACGTGTGCTTTGCATTTTTTAAAAAAGACGCCATTTTTAACTACTTATGTGGAATTTCTTTTTAAGCCCGCCACAATTCCACGCATGCCCGCGACGACGTACTCCTCGATCGCGAACACGTCCTTCTCGTTCCTGCTCACCGTCGATGAGTTCAGGAACGCGATACCGGAGCACGTGCGTCCCTCGTGGATCAAAATCACCACTATGACGCTCTGCGCCAAGTTTCCGGACAAGATCGACGTCCACAGACTCAAGGAAATATTTAAAACTTTGGGATCTGTGACTCTGAGATCGTCCAAGAGTGGCGCCCCGTGCACGTGGTCGTGGAAGGAGAGCACGACGTTCTACAATCAAATCACCCTCACGTACACCGACGTCAGCACGAAGAGCATCAAGATGTTCCCGAACGGGGCGGTGCAGATCGCGGGGGCTCGAAACTTGTTTGACTGTTGCAAGATCGTCAAGGGTATCCGGTGGATCGTCAAAAATTTACTGAAATCAAACCTCCCCTTGGAGGAATTCCGGATAGCGATGATAAACTCCAATTTCAGTCTGAACTATAATCTGAATTTGATTCGAGTCTCCCAACATTTCTCACAGTCGCAGGTTTTCAAGACCGAGTTCGAACCCTCCAGGTACAGTGCCGTCAAGGTGAAATTTAAACCGGCCGAGGACATGAAACAGGTGACGTGTTCGATATTCTCAACAGGGAAGATCATCATCACCGGTGCCGAGACCCTCAAGGAAATCGCCTTCGCGTACAACATCATCGTGAGTCACATCAACACCGGGGAGGAACTTCGAACGACCCGGAGCGACCAAGTGGAAACCTTCGACGACTACCTCGGATACAAATCCCCCGACCTCGTCAAGTACCTCCGTGACATCGGGTATCACAGTTGGATGCACACCACAGAAAATCGACAGATAAAAAATTTCTAATGTAGTAATAATAAAACAATCATGTCCCAACGCCTCGGTATGGCCGATGGGCGTTGCTTCACTTTTTCCGGTTCCTCCCGATTGGTGAACAACTTCGTCATGCAGCAAAATGGCATCCCCATGGAAGACAACTACGCGTACCGTCAACTCCTCCAACAGCGTGGTCCGTCCCTGGTCAACGAACTCCAAGCGCAAGCGCAAGGCGCGGGTCCGTGCACGAACTGTGACATGCCGGTGCTCGGTCAACAACTGCGAAAGATGTATTAGATTTTCAATTAAAAAAACAAACCATTATTCCAGGACGTAACATGGAGACGTGTGCAATCTGCCTCAACGACGTGAAGACCACGCGTCACACACGGGAAATTCGGTGTGGTCACACGTTCCATACGCACTGCCTGGAAAAATGGGAGCAAAAGGGGAAGAACACGTGTCCGGTGTGTCGAAAGGTGTTTAACGCGAAGAATTTTCACGTCACCCTCACGGTGACGAACGCCCTCACCGGAGTGTCCAACAATTTAACCCTCTCGAACACACAGATATTCAACGTGTTCGATACGTTCGACATCGATATGGATTTCGACGACGTTGTGGACTTAGACGCTCTTTTTACGGATCTGGGGATGACTCTTTCCGACCTTGATCCCCTTGTTCTTGACACAGAAGGCTGAACAGAATTTCTTATAGTTGAGGCCTTCGTAATTCCTCGAAGCCCGCCGGGGGTCGAAGATAGCCTTGCCCTTGGCGTCCACCAGGAGGGGCTCCGTCGCCCATCCGCGCTTGTGGCTCCACACGTTCGCCTTGAAGATGATGACGCGACCCTTCTTCGGTGCCTTCAGGCGACGCTTAGCGAGGGCGTTTTGAATGACGCTCCGGGAGACACCGAAAAATCGCGCCATCGAGGTGACGGTGTCGCCCTCCTTCATTTTATATTCCACGGTGTTGTGTTGCTTGTACCAGTGAAAGTCCCCTTGGCGAATGTACGCACCGGGCGGGGACGGGGCGACGAAGAGCATGACTTTGTAGTAGCCCTGCTTGCACCTCTTGTCCGGGTTCACCATGTACACCTTCCCGGGATTGTCACCGAGGACTTTCTGGGGAATCCCGCGACAGTGGGTGTACGAGTGACCGTTGGAGTTTCCGGTTCGGTCTCCGGGGGTGGACTTTTGTTGTCTGTAGTATTCAAAGTCGTGGAAGGCGTAGGCCATGCAGTTGTTGTTCCCGATTCCAACCTTGGATCCCCACAGACGGTGGGTGAATCGATGTTCGGCCCCACTCGTGGGGAGACGCTTCGGTGGCATTTATTATATTACAGTATATTATAAATCATAATGCTCAGAGATATCATGAAGACGAAGAATAAGTCCGACGCCGTCAGCGAACTCATCCTCATGCTCCTCACCATTCTCATCAGCACGTTCATGTTGCGATTCTTGTGGAACCGTTCCCTGGTGAAGCACATCAATGTGTTGAAGCCGATCGAGAATTTGTCCGACGCCTTCCTCCTGAGCATCAGCCTCGTGATTCTCCGCGGGGCTTAAACTATTTTCACGCTCGCCTCCAGTTGCGTGATGAACATGTGTTTGTTCACGACTCTCTCAGTCTCTTCACCGTCAAAATGCGCCTGCCACGGGACATCCCCGTCACCGGTGGTTTTCAGGGTGAAATCTCCAACCATGAGGAACGCCGTGCTTGAGTACATGGCTATGAAATCCAACTCCCTCTCGGAGAACGTGTGGAGGATCATTTTGTTATCAGACTTGTCCGGTGTCAGAAAACGCACGTCCTCCACGGAGAAATCGAGGTGTGGCCATTGGTCGTACACGCGCCTGTACCCATTCAAAAATTTCATGCACTCCGAGGCGTGCTTTTTATTCTTAAAGCACACGTACCGGGGACACCCCTTCCTGTCTATGATAGTGAGGAGACCGCGAGACGGTTTGAGGCCGAGCAGATGAAATTTTTGGACGAGCATCGTCACTTATATTCCCGGAGTAAATTTTTTACAAGTAGTTTGTGTTGGCTATTTGGTCATTAATCACGTCGAATAATTTCCCGTCTTTGAAAAATGTAGAGAAGAATTGTCGTCCGCTCAATTCAAACAAAGTATTTTTTATGTCTGGACTGTCGTAGTACACCACGTACGCACCGTGTCCTAAATCCCTGACTTTTTGAATTTTGTCCAGGATGGCGTGTCTTGAATTGTAATTCACGGTGTTTCTTCTCGCTTTTAATTCAAAAAAAGTCTTTTTCCCATCTGAATCGGTGTGCATGAAATCCATCGTCGCGAGTACACCGGTGACGTCGGGTGAGACGTTCACATATTTTTTATTCAACCATTCACATCCGGGCAAATTTCCAAGAACCCCCTCGATGAACTCACCCCACTGCATACTCACGAGTTTGTCCCGCATGTTGTTAGCGGCGACTTTGTGATCAAACACTTTTTCGTACATGGACGTCGTGAGATCATATTTGGTTTTCACAATGACATCAACTTTGTAATTCTGAATGACCAATTCTCGTAAATTCTCAAGGCGTCCCTCTTCGAATAACATCTTACTTGTTTTATCATAGCGTGCATCTTTTAATTGACACGCCGACGTGATACGCAAAGTTCACCGGAACCGCGTTCCCAATTTGTTTATAAACGTTCGAGACCGAACCGAAGAACCCATAGTCGTCCGGAAACGACTGAATCCGTGCGTACTCCCTGGTCGTCAGGGGTCGAGTCTCGAGTGGATGACACTTTTCTGTTTGTTTCTGTGAAGGACTGCACGTGAGAGTCGTGCTCGGTTTCGACATGGACAGACGTTTGGCCACACCCCGCTTACCCCCTCCTGCGTGAATGCTCTTGCCCATGTATTCCCTCTGCACGTCCTCGGGCAAGTCAACCCAACACCCACCCTCAGGAACCATGTCCAAAACCTTTTTTTTGTTCTCAGGATATTTCACACCTGGACTCTCAGGTACGTTTGATAGAACGTCCCGTAGAACGAGTTTGGGTTCCACCGGTTCGGGGAACTCGAACGCCGGTTGACCCCTGGATGTTCCCACGATGATGAGTCTGTGCCTATTTTGTGCCACTCCGTAGTCATTCGCATTCAGCACTTTATAGACAATATCGTACGTGCCATCGCACGACAGTAAATTCAAAATTTCCTTGAGAGATTTACCACCATTGTGATTCACCATTCCCTTGACATTTTCAATCAGGAAGCATTTCGGTCGACACTGAAGCAACAATTCTTTGAACCTGTACACCAAACTCCCGCGTGGATCTTCAAAGCCACCGCGTTGACCTGATATCGACCAGCTCTGACATGGGATGCCACCACACAATACATCCACTCGACCTTGGTAGGGTGTGAGATCTGTGTCTGTCATGCTCTCGCATCGCACGACGGATGGTTCATGATTTTTTTTAAGGGTCTCACAACACCATTTATCGTTGTCGACGAGGAGTAATGGGCGTAAACCAGCCTTGATGAATCCAGATGACAGTCCACCGGCACCGGCACACACCTCGATGAAACTCATTTCATTAAATTACGACTGAAAATTTTAAATATCATTATCACATATTTTTTACATTTCCGTGTATCCAACAACCTTTTTACCGGTCGGGGACACGAGGGTTGGGAACGCCTCGACACCCGGACACTTACCCCCCTGGCACTCCTTGTATTCGAACGGAATCTTCTTCGCCTTCATGTAGTCCAACTGCTTGCGAGTGTAACCGCACGACATGGATCCGAGCACCTTCCACTTGCCACCGGAACCGGACGCGTCCTGGGAACTGGAACTGCCACCCATCAACCAGTACACGATGACGACGACCGCGACGAGGGCGAGAATACGCATGGTACGAGCATTGTTAAGCTTCATGATTGTTTATGTTATAGACTTACATAATTATTCTTCGTCTACGAGTTCTTCCTCCTCGGACATTTCCTCGATTTCCTCCTCCTCTTCACCAGCGTCCTCGAGGGGTGGGACGTCCTCGCCCTCGAAGGCGAAACCGGCGAGCTTTTGGGAATTCTCCGCGCACAACTGCTGGAGTCGGAGGGTGACCCCGAACTTGTTGTCGATGAACCAGATTTGATTCACCTCCACCAGACAAAGAACGCGCTGACCCTTTTCGACCGAATCAAGGGGGACGCGCTCGCGCTTCATGTTGTACGCCTCCGGGACGAATCCCCCGTCTCGATTCGTGAGAACCTTTAATTTGAGCGTGGACGGGTACTCCTCTTTACCGGGTCGGACGAGGGGTTTGTACAGGGCCTGCTGAAGAACCTCCTTCGCGAATTCCTTCCCGAGCCACTCCTTGGAGTTGGCCGCGACGGTGTCGACGATGAGGGCGTCCAGTTCTTGAAACTTTTCCTTGAGCACCTGCGCCTTCTCGTTACTGTCGTCGAAACTGAGATCCAGGGAGTACGACGTTCGACCGGTGGCGTCGTCGGTGTAACTCGAGAGACCGAACGGGCAGCGCATCCAGGGGAGTTGGAGGAGGAGTTTCTTGTTGTCGCATTGGAGGTACACGCCCTTTCCGCCGGATTTATTCTTCCGGAGTTTCGAAAAACTGATGGAGGAGGGGTGGAAGTTTTTGGTTTGAGTGACTTGCGACATTTTTCGTTGTGGTATATCTATTCATAGATGGATGACTTTAAGTCTGTGAAAAAAATATGAGACAAGAGTAAGATGGCCAAAGATGACGGTTTGATAGTGGCAATCCTGGCGATGTGCATGTGCGCGTCGTGCCTGTGCTGTATGTCGTCCGTGTCGAGCGTGTTCGCGAACAACTGCACGAAGGGCACCCTCGACGGTGACGATTTCGACTCGGACGCGTGTTTCACGTTCCCCGGACCGTCCCCAAGCCCGAGCCCGAGCGCACAGGACGACACGTTTCCCAAAGACATAAAGGGTCTCACCGGACGCTACACCGCGGACTCGTATTCAGGGGGTGTCTGGAAGGATTTATCGGACAAGAGCAACGACGTCGACGTCGATGGCACCCTGACGCGCGAGGGGAAAGGGCTCGTCGGTACGAGTGAGACGAGCATGCGGTTCCCGAAGGACTGCATGGGAGAGGACAAGGCGTACACCCTCGCTTACGTGGGTAAATATCACGGCGACAAGCGCGGTCGAATCTTCTGTGGGAGTGATGTGAACTGGTTGAGTGGGTGGCACGGGAACAAGTCCGGGGTCGCATACCACGGCACCGGTGAGTGGATCAGTGGTGACCCGAAAAACATCAGTGGTCAGGCGCTGTTGATGGGCGTGGACCAAAAGAATTTGTTTCGCCTCAACGGGGTGGACAAGACGAAATCCGGATACTCCGGTGGCGAAGCGCCGACCCAAATCACCATCAACGACGGTATGGCAAAGGCCGGTGGGTGGGGTGGAGACGGGGAGGTTTCTGATTTCCTCCTGTGTGAGGTTATCATTTACGAACGAGAATTGACCACGGCGGAGATGAAACAGATCGAGGAATATCTGCAGACGACGTACTTCCCGAAACTACCCACCGGTACCATCACGGCGAAGGGGTTCGAGAGGGTCAGCACCATCAAAAACGAAGAACCGTGGTATAAATATTCCGGTGACCAGGAACACTGTCGACTGGCGGCGAAAAAACTCGGGCACAAGGTGTGGGGTCACCGGAACGAATCACACGACCAGGATCACATGAAAAACACGTGCTTCTTCTACCCGGACGATTTCTCGGCGACGTACACGGATGACGGAGACGACGGCATGCACACGATGGGATGCGCCGACGCCACCAAAGATCCCCACAACGGGTGCTAATAAAAATCTACACCCATTTCAGATGTTCCTCGTATTCGTTGGATTTTTATGCTTGGCACTGATCGTGTTCGCCGCCCTCGGTGGCACGTACGTGTACACCAAGGAGTATGGCCCGGAGGAGGAGATCGAATTCGACCCCGCCGATTTGGGTGAGGTGAAACTCAAAGGCACGGAGGCTCGGTACGTGTGGTTCGGACACGACGACGAGTCTCGACAACTCGTCGTGGAGGACATTTTGATTCTGGACAAACTCAAGAGGGATAAAAAGTGCACGGGCGCTGCCGGCCCTTCCCAAGAGTGCGCGGACGTCACCACAAACGATAATTCCGTGGAGATTGATCTGGGGAAAAAACAAAAATACAACACGATCGCCGTCGTCAACACCCTCTCCGGTGACTTGTCCACGGCCAAGGGGGCGCTCATGCGCGTGTACGACGCGGACAGAAATCTCCTCGTGGAGACGAAACCCACAGAGGACGCGTGGGAGGTGTACGAATATGATTTCCTCGTTCGTAAGTGGAGGAAGGCGACTCACTACAAGTATGGATACACAGACGAACCCCCAGAATAAAAATGTTTTAATACAGTATACAATGGGTCTCTTCAAAGACTGTGGTTGCGGTTGCAACGGAAAGCGCCAACAGGACAAGTTTGTCACCAGTGCTATTTCCGGTTTGGTGTTTTTCATCGTCGCCAATCCCCAAACTTACCTCTTCGTGCGTCGCGTCCTCGGCTCGAGCATCGCGTCCCCGAACGGTAACCCGACGCTCATGGGTCTCCTCGTGCACTCCCTCGTCTTCATGCTCGTCGTGTGGGCTATGATGAACATCAAGGGTCGGGAAAAGTACGAATCCGTCAAGAAGGCCCCGGCTCCGGCACCGGCACCGGCTCCAGCTAAGGCTAAGGCTAAGGCTAAGGCTAAGCCCAAGCCCGCGATGAAGATGGTCAAGGTCGCCAGAGCCCCCGCCCCGAGCCCGTCCGCTAAGGCGCAAGCCGACATCTCGGCGTCTGAAATCGGTGATCTCAGTTTCTACCCGGTGGAGACCGATCTCGACCTCGGCTCCTTCGATCTCCAGGGCGCTGAACTCGGCCCGTCCCCGGCACCGGCGAACGAGATGTCGTGCAAGTGTCCGGATGGGAGTAACGTGCGTGTCAAGAAGAATTAGAAATCTTCGTTAAAACCTATGTTGGACGCTTCGTCGTCCATCTTCGCATAGTCCCCGACACGCTTTTCAAAAAAGTTAGTCTTCCCCACGAGTGAAATGTTCTCCATGAAATCGAAAGGATTCGAACTTCCCCAAACCGGTGGAACCCCGACCGATTTGAGTAACCTATCCGACACATATTCGATGTATTGGGACATTTTCTCCGAATTCATGCCAATCAGGGCACACGGCAGGGCGTCGCAGATGAATCCCTTCTCGATCACCACCGCCTCCTTCACGATGCTTTGGAGCGTCTCCGGTGAGGGTTTGACTTTGAGCATCTTGTAGAGTTCCACCGCGAACTCCTGGTGCAACCCCTCGTCCCGTGAGATGAGTTCGTTGCTGAAGCACAGTCCAGGGAGGAGACCCCTCTTCTTCAACCAGAAAATGGCACAGAAACTTCCGGAGAAGAAAATTCCCTCCACACACGCGAACGCGAACAGGCGCTCGGCGAACGGGCGGTCCTTGTCGAACCACTTCATCGCCCACTTGGCCTTCTCCCCGATGCACGGAATGGTTTGGATCGCCTCGAAGAGTTCCCTCTTCTCACGTGGATCGGTGATGTACTTGTCGATCAATTTCGAGTATGTCTCTCCGTGGACCATCTCGTTGTGACACTGATAGGCGTAGAACGAGCGCGCCTCCGGGTACTGCACCTCGTCCGCGAAATTGTTATTTATGTTTTCGAAAACGATTCCATCCGAACCGGCGAAGAAGGCGAGGACGTACTTGATGAATTTCTGTTCGCCGTGGGACAGGCCCTTCCAGTCCTCCACGTCCTTTGCGAAATCAACTTCCTCCGCGGTCCAATTGCTCATCTGTGCCTTTTTGTAGAGCGACCACAGGTTCGGGTGCTTGAGGGGGAACACGGTGAATCGGTTCATGGTGGGTGCCAACATGGGTTCGAATTCATTCTCCAAATAATCTTGGAAATCGAAATAGTTCCCGATCCTCACCTCCCCGTAAAAAATTTGTGGGTACTGCCCAAACTCCCCACCACACTTGCGTTTCAATTCCTCCTTATCTATCATGACCTTTTCGTAATCCAAACCCTCTTCATCGCATAGTGTGACCGCGTGATCGCAATACTCACACCCCTTTTTCGAAAAAATAAAAAATTTCATCTCTCCTGCACACTCTCCGTAAAAGACGTAAATATTTTTTGCTTGGAAATTTTAAGACAATGATTTTGAAGGATGAAATTTCTTCAGGTGACGTGGTGAAAATTCTCGCGGTCGAGGACGAGGTGGAGGAAACCTTCCTCGGCGTGGTCGGTATGAACACCGGCACCGTCCTCGGTGTGCGATACCTCACGGCCACGGATAAACTGTACAAGGGCGCGACCGTGTATTACCTCGAGGAGGAGATGCAGGGCGTGTTTTACGAGAGTCTCCTCGAACACTATCCGGAGACGACCCTGGAAGATCTGGAAATCAAGGAGGTCGAGGACCGGTTGTTCGTGCACTTGGGTGACGTGGACGCGTCGGACGATCGAAGCGACGTGTGGACCCCCGATGACAGCGGGGACGACACGTCTCTCTCGGGATTTATCGTGTCCGATCACGACTCGGAGGGCGAACGGGTTCCGGAGAATGCGGTCGCGATCGACAGGGAGTGGGACGCGTGGGAACCATCGAGTTCGGGTGCGCGTTCATTCAAAGACACAGTGGATTATTTATCACAAAAGTATGGGGGTGAATAATTTTTCCTCTCCCCTCATGCTCGCCTCTCTGTACCCCAAGGTCTGGAGGAGTTCGCTCAAATCGCGCTCGCTGACCCCACACTGCTTCATGTTCACCGGTACCCACTCCAACTGAATCACCGGTTTATATTTTTCGAGGGTTTTTCGACCACCCTCGAGGACGTGGAACTCCCACCCCTCGGTGTCGATCTTCATGTAATGGAGGGGTCGGTCGGCGTCGTGAAAATATTCGTCCAGGGTTCTCGTTTGAATCTCCACGGGCACGACGTCGTCGAAGCGCGTGGGCGTCTCGCCGAGGGTGTGCAGACCGTTGTGACCGGCGGACGTGTTCAGGACGCTCGAACCGGACACGTTCGACAGGGCCACTTCAAAAGTGTGAACGTTTTTCAAACCATTCAATTCGATATTGTCCAAGAGACACTTGTAACTTTTCTTGAATGGTTCGAAAGAATAAAAGGTTGCCTTTGGGAGGTACTTTGCCAAGAGGGTGTAACTCCCGGACTGCGCGCCGACGTCCGCGATGTTGAACTCCCCCTCCGGATCGATCTGTGAGAAGAATTGGTGAATGGACGGCGTCTCCCACATCGTCATGTTCGGTTGAAACGTGTACGGCGTCAACTCCGTCGTCTCCGGTGTGACTTTGATGGGAAATTTCTCGTCGTTGAAATAGAAATATTCCATAGATATTTAGAAATTCAAGTCTCTCTTTTAAGAGTCAAATTGAAAAAACGGCACCGGTTGCGTTGACTCACGTTCTGCGTAATCCAGGAAAAAAACAATTCACCCCCACTTGTACCAAAAAAAATGTTGGCGACACAAATTTGGTCAGACTTGGAAAAGCTTAAAAAGCCAACTGTGACTATGAAACAGAAATTAAACAACACGAATGAATGTCCGAGGTGTCCTCCGGGGCACTACAAGATATTTTGCGACGGGATGCCCACGTGC